TCAGATCCATTGACACCATATTCATCTGCGAAAGTATTTGGAGAAAATTTATGCAGGGTATATTCAAATATTTATGGACTAGAAACTATTTCACTAAGATATTTTAATGTATATGGCGATAGGCAGCCATTGAAGGGGCAATATGCTCCAGTAATTGGTCTTTTTTTAAAACAGTTTAAAAACGGTAGACCATTAACAATTGTTGGAGATGGAACACAAAAACGAGACTTTACTCATATTTCTGATATAGTAGATGCAAATATCTTAGCGGGAACATCAAATATAAATAATGGATTTGGCGAAGTTTATAATATTGGGTATGGTAAAAATTATTCTATTTTAGAAATAGCAAATATGATTTCTAAAAATATTGTTTTTATTGAAGAAAGATTAGGCGAAGTCAAAGAAACACTTTGTTCAAATGATAAGTTTAAAAATCTTTTTAATTGGACACCACAAATATCTCTATATAGTTGGATAGGAGAACAACTAAATGACAGAAATGATTAAAGCAACACTCAATGGAGAGTTTGAAATTACTCTTCCAAAACATCGTGCAGACAGGCCAGAGTGGTATACAGAAACTGGTTGGGAAAGAAATAGATTACGATCAATGCACGAAAATCTCGGACCTGGAGACATTATTTACTATATTGGTGGAGAAGAAGGAGAGATGGTTGCTCTTTGTCAAATCTGGGGAGCAAAGACGGTAATATTTGAACCAAATCCAAAAGTATGGTCACATTACCCACTTCTTTGGGAGCATAATAATTTAGAAAAACCAATTGCAACTATTCCTGGCTTTGCTTCTGATAAAAATAATAAACTATTAAGAATTTATCGTGATGCATTTCCACCAGAAGCAGACTCAGTTATTGATGCTGCACATGGATTTAAAGAGTTACATAATGAAGGCAATAGATACGGACAGGTAACAATTGATTCATGTGTTTATGATCATGGACTTCCTGTTCCAACTGCGATCACTCTTGATGTTGAAGGCAGTGAATGGGCAGTTCTACATGGAGCAGAGAGGGTACTAAAAGAACATAAGCCTAAGATTTGGCTATCTGGCCATCCAGAATTTATGATCATGTACTGGAAACAATATCTATATGATTTAAGAAAATGGGTAAAAGATATTGGTTATACAGAAACCATTTTAGATTATAAACATGAGGTTCACATTTACTATGAGCCAAATTAAGGCATATATTTATTCTACGAACCCTCTTGACTCAGCAAATGGCAAATGGGATTATGGACTATTAAAAGAAACTTTTGAAAGGCACAAGATAGATCAGATAGTTGTTGATACTATTCCACAGTCAGATCGTGCATTTGTTGTTATTCCTGGACAGGGAAATGCGGGGGCAGAAGATAAAATAAATAAACAACTATCAAATATTAAAAGACTAGTTTTATTTATTACTGGAGATGAATCTGCAATGTTTGATGTAGACAGAATAGTGCATCCGAATATTAGTATATGGGTTCAGTACCCTCATCAAAAACACAGCAAATACAATAGATTTTTTATAGGTGTTCCACAACACTTAAAACAAAATCTTCCAGGCTATCCTAACAAAAAATATGATGTTTATTTTGGTGGTCAAATAACCCATAGGCGTCGTAAACAATTGGCAGAAGCCATGCCAAGTCTTCAGAATGCCCTTTATAAGCCCACAGGAGGCTTTGCACAGGGAGATACACCCAAAGACTACTATAAGAACCTTTCTATAACTAAAATAGCCCCATGTCCAGCAGGCGCACAAGTGGTAGATACATTCAGATTTTTTGAGGCAATAGAAATGTTAGCCCTTCCAATAGGCGATCTGGTTGATTCAAGGGGAATAGAAAAAGATTATTTTAAGTATGTATATGATGGTGATATTCCAATAACAAAAACCAATAACTGGAATGACTTAGAAAATATTATTCCAGGGTTATTGAATGAATACCCTGCCAATATGCATAGGCTCGTGGCCTGGTGGCTGAAATATAAAAGAGACTTTGGAATAAAAATAATGGAGTCTGTTTATGAATAAAGACAATATAACTATAGTTCTTGTAACTTCCGTGCTTCCAAGCCATCCAGACACACACATAATTGATCAGGCAGTCAATGATATAAGGTCTCATTTTCCTGATAATGAAATAATTATGCAGATAGATGGACTAAGAGAAGAACAACTACACAGAAAATCAGACTATGATGAATATAAAAATAGAGTTTTATGGAAGTGTATGCACGAATGGAAAAACGTTTTGCCTTTTATATTTGATGAGCATAGCCATCAATCAACTATGATGATGAAAACAATTCATGAAATTAAAACTGGGTTGATGCTTTATGTTGAGGGTGATGCACCACTAGTTCCCAATAGACATATTAATTGGGATGAATGTATTGCAATGCTAGAATCAAAAAGAGCATATACAATTAGATTTCACTTTGAAGAAAAAATTCCTAGTGAGCATGATCACTTAATGCTAGAACAGGATGGCAACTTTATTAAGACTATTCAATGGAGTCAAAGGCCACACTTATCCAGTGTTACTTACTATAAAGAAAAGGTTTTGACTGCTTGTAAAGAAAAGTTTTTTATTGAAGATATTTTTCATGGGGTAGTTCAAGATGATTATAATAAATACAAAAACTCTGGATGGGAAAGACACAAACTTTGGATATATTATCCAGACAATGGAAACAATATAAAAAGATCTTATCATTTGGATGGTAGAGAAGGTACTAGAAAGTTTACATCTGATGATGATGTTTGGGGATATAAAGAATGAGACTTGGAATCATTGCTAGATCAGATAATACTGGGCTTGGTAATCAAACTAGAGACCTTGTTACTATGCTTAACCCACATAGAATAATGTTAGTTAATTCTCTTAACTTTAATAAAAATAAACAACATCCAGAATGGTATAAGGGATATGAGTGTTTTCATGTTCGTGGACTCCCTAGAACTGGAGATCTTGAGCCTTTTATTCGTAGTGTTGATGTTGTTTTAACTTGTGAAACATTTTACAACAATAGTTTTGTTGAACTTGCAAAGCGCAGGGGAGTAAAAACAATTCTTCAATACAACTATGAATTTTTAGAATATTTGCGTAATCAAAAAATGCCTTTTCCAGATGTTATGTTAGCCCCTAGTTTGTGGAATTATGATAAGGTTGTCGAAATTACTGAAGGTAGAACTAAGTTATTGCATTTACCGCCGCCATTAAATACCTCTGTTTTTGACGAAGTAAGAAAAATTAATATGTCTAAGAATCATGGAAGACTGCTCCATGTTGCTGGAAAGCCTGCTACTAGGGACCGTAATGGAACACGTAGTATAGTAGATATGCTAAGGTATTCCAAAACAGACTATGAGTTAGTAATAACAACACAGCAAGAATTGGATATTGTTGCTAGAGATTCTAGGTTAAAAATTGTTATTGGAAATCCAGACAATAGGCAAGACCTTTATTCTGGATATGATGCCATGGTTTTACCAAGAAGATATGCAGGATTATGCTTGCCAATGAATGAGGCATTGGTTAGTGGACTTCCAGTATTTATGACGGACATTTCTCCTAATAACACAATTTTGCCTAAAGAATGGCTGGTTAAGTCTGAAAAGATTGATCAGTTTAGAGCAAGAACAGATATAGATGTTTATAATGCTGATCCAAAAATTCTTGCTAAAACTATTGACAACTATATGCATAATAGAAACAAAAGTCAATTAAAAGAACAGGCATTAGAAATAGGGTTTAAAAACTTTGCTATGGAAAATTTAAAAGATAAATATCTTGATGTTATAAATAAATAAAGCGGGCCTATTTCTAAGCCCGCTTTTTTGAAGTTAACTAATTACTTGTCAGACTTCTTCTTAGCCTTTGCAGCCTTAAGTGCTTCATCAACAACCTTTGCTGTTGGCAAACGACCAAATGCAGAATCGTTTGGATTAATTGCACGTGCTGCTACTGGGATAAGAGCACCAACAAGTGCTGCCCATAGATCTTTTGGATCTGTTACACCAGATACATATAGAGCAGATGCAGCACCAACCACTGAACGGGCATATGATGCAAGCATTGCTTGTAGTTCTTTCTTTGTCATTTATGACCTCCTAGGATAGAACCTTTACTAGTATAGCATAGCCAGCCCATAGGCCAATAATTCCTGCCACCCCTGCAAAAACTGGCGGTGCTGGAACTGGCAATTTGAATGCAGCAAATACTACACCACATCCAAAACCTGTTAATACTGATAACAATACTTCTTTCAAAACTTTTCTCCTTTATTTCTTGAATCTGGATCCCCTCCAGGAATATCCATTGGAGTTGGAGCGGTAGCAAAAGTACCACAATCATTACATTGAATGTCTAAGTGATACATTCCAACAGTATATGTTTCAGGGTCAAAAGAAACAAGTGCTCTAAATAAACTACCACCACAGTTTGGACACTCACATGTGGGTATTCCTCTAGCGTCTATCATCTGTGCTTTCTGGAAGATATTGCTTTAGTTTTTTAAAGTGAGAAGAAATTACTTTCATGTCTTTATAATGTGGAGAGCCTTCAACAACTATTCCGTATTGATCAAAGCGAGAAATTATCGGATCAATTTCTTTAACAAAATCGGTTAGTCCATCCTGAACACTTTCAATGTATTCGTATGCCCAGTCACGGGAATCTGATAAAAATTTAATAAAGTTTTCCTTATGGATATCTTGGTCTGCTTTTGGTACGGCTGTCTCAAGGCTATCTCTTAGTGTATTGTGTGCAATAAAGAGTTGAGCAAAGCCTTTGCTTACTGAGTTTAATTTTGATGACACAGATATATACGCCACTAAAAATGATATAGCCAAAACACTAAGAACTATAAGAGCGATTTCCATTTATACCTTCTCTCTTATAACTATTGTACTCTCATTGTTGTCATTTGTCAAACCATACATTTTTTTGAAGTCTACCCCTGCAAATTTCTCATATGTTTTTATATGCCTATAATCTCCAGCACCAAATATTCCTTTTTCAATACCGCAAAGAACCCTCTTTTGCTTATCTTTGGATATGTCTTCTAACTCTTTCCAAGATATTTTTCGGACATTACGATCTTTCCATATTTTTTTATAATTTCCTCTGTGATAAAAATGGTAAATAATATCAACACATGGGGAATATATATCCCATCCTCTTGTCCATGCCCTCATTGCAAAACATATCTCTTCACCAAAAAAAGATATTTCTGGGTCATATGGAACCTCTTTAACTAAGTCTCCAGTAGAGAATACAAAACCTGCCAAGATAGTGCTTGACTGTTCTGGCATACGGCGCTGTTTATCTGAAAACTCTAATCGTTTTGCTGTCCATTCATTTCTACGGTTTAAACTAGGAATCTGTTTTGTTGGATAAAATGGTTTATCTTTATCCTTAGTAACAAAACTAATCTTATTATTATCTTCAACATGATATGGCAACGGAAAATATGAAAGAATAACTTTATTATTTTTAGATATTTCTTGAGCCTTTTTATGTTGTTCTATACATAATCTATCCCAGTTTTTTGCAAATAGTGTATGAGAATCTATCTGTAAATAGTAATCTTGGTTATCATATTGCTTCATTGCAATTGATCTTGCATACCCTGCACCTCTAGCCTCTCTAGGATGCATTGTTGTTAATTTTAAATTTTTAATCCATGATAAATCT